TCCACAGCCAACACTTGAGTCCCCCCCAGTGAGGAGGGCGCTTCCGTCTCGTAACAAAACTTCAGCTTGTTGAACTTGTAGGATTCGAAGTTCGCGGCGATCTTGCTCAACCAGGGGAAAGTTCCCGCCTGGCCAGGGTTGCACGGCAAATTGGCCGCCACATTGAACAGTGACGGATTGGCATTCTGTGCTGTCAGATCATGAATGTACTCCCGATGAACAATGTGACAATCTCCATTCCGGAGCGTGTTGATCTTCGGTCGCGCAGTCTTCTTGACCTTCCCTTGCGCTACGCCCACAGTCGCCATGGCACCTTGATTGCCCATGTTCTGATTGTCCTGACGTTGCGCGGCATTCGCTCGCTTCTTCGCTCGCTTGCTCTGCACCACTTGCATGGGCTGGTTGCCCTGCTTGGTCTGTTTGTTCTTCTTGCCTGTCATGTTGCATGCAAAAGAATTGTACCTGTTTATACGATGGTAAATCGCGCATCCCGGCCAGCTTATGCAGTGCGGCAAACACATCCATTCTGCGGAACTCTACTTTCGGGAGTCCAAAACGAGGGTGATAAAGGCATCTCACTCCTCCGCTATGAAGGTCTGCGGGCAGGCTGCTTACTGTAAGCAACTCCGCCTCGAGGTCCTTCCACTCCGGAACCGGGTCGTCAAACCCCCGCGAGAAGCACAAATCCTGCAATGCAAGCAGAAAAGCTCCTTCCTCAACTGGGGGCAGCACGTACGGGGTCTTCTTCAACCTTTGATACCAACTCTTGCTCTGATGCAGCAAGCGCTTGGCTTCGGCGAAGTCCGGAGGGGTCAGGCCAGCGGCACTGGCTAATCGGCGCATCAAAGCACAAAACGCCGACCCAATGGGGGTTCTCAACATCCCTTCATCAGTTGAGATAGCAGCGGCATGCATCTCCATATGGGCACTTCCCCCGTAGATCTTTTGAGTGTCCGGAAAGAGACAGAAGGTCTTGAGCCAACTCATCGGGCACCACTTCAATGTCTCTCCATCAGGCACAAACAATCCTCCGAGGTATGTGCGACGCGTAACTTTAGAGAAACGGGACACTGATCCCTGGTCCAACTCCCACTCCAAAACATGGCCGTTCAATGTACCAGCCTCGTGAATGAGTCTTCCTAATTCCTCAGGGTCTTCGGCATCACCGACAACCCACTGATCCCATGCCAAACACACGAACAACAATTGGCAAAACACAGCTTGAATGGAAGTGGCGGGGTTCCCTGTAACGGTACTAACCTCCTTGGCCTCCCAAAAGAACCTTTTGTCGGACGGTTCACCTACCACCACCAGCTCCCTCAATCCCTTGCACCGGGACAGGAACTTCTTGGCTTCAGTCTCCGACAGGCCTCCAGATCGCATCAAGTCAACGAAGCACAGCTGCACGTCAAGGCCACACGTCAAATCACACGTTGCCAAATCGTAAGCTCCAAACCTCGCCTTCTCACCCACCCACCCACGCTTATGGCAAACGAACATCATGATGTTATCGTCGCCTAGCGCCAACATGTGGAAGCCATCCTGGTGACAGCGTTCATTGATCCACGTATCCAGCAAGTCCGCACGTGAGTCCAACATGTAGGTGAAAGTGAACAAGTGGCCTTCTCGGCGCATCTCGAACGGTCTTCCAAAATTGTGTTTCCACACCAGAAGCCAGCGCATGAAATCAAGCTGGTCGGCATCGATCGGAAAAATCGGCCGTGTCTTCACAGTGTCGTCGTCACCCAAATCGGAACGGACAGGCAGAACTTCGTCTCCTTTCCCTACAATCGGCTGGACGGGGACCTTAGGATTCACCTCCTTTTCCAACAAATCCAAACGCTCCATGTACCACTTTGTCTTTTGCAAACCAAACTCCTGTCCAATAATATACTGGCGGAAGTCTGCAACCGACATGGGTTCTACTGCGCGGAAATGCGAGAAGATGTACTCCTTCGCCACCTCGTATCCAATGCGAATGTTCTCGCGGTTGGGCTTTGGTATGGGCGCTTCCAGCCGCCACTTGACAATGCCGCAAACAGAGAGCAGGTCCTTACGGGGCCTTGCCAGCAACTCTGCCGCCTTGCACTTCAATGCCAGAAGCTTTCCGGTGGGGAACCGTTGGTGACGCGCCGCCTCCAACAACTCCGGTCTTTGTTTAACGGGGACCATCCCGTTTCCCTCCTTCACCATCACTGTCGCCGGGACCCACTCCACGTCCATGGCGTGGAAAATGAGCGGCTCCATTACGTGCTCCTCCATGAAGTCATCGAGCGCGGCCTCGAGAACGACCTCACGGAGTTGAGAAAACACGCGCTTCTCACGCCAGGTCTGGACACAATTGACTGCCGTATGCAGTACAATCGCTACTGGCAATGGCACCAGCGTCAACAGACCATGCGCAATAATGCGAATGATGGCATCTCGGATAAACGACATCACCTCCTCCCGGTCAAACTGCTCAGCGTAAAACACGTCGAGAGCATCCGCCACAATCTCCACCAGAGAAATGACGAGAAACACAGGGGAAGCGACACGCTTCAGGCACTCCTCCGCAGTGGCCTTCAGGAAAATGGGCACGAATTGGCTAAGGATGTGGATTGCATTATCCAGCAAAGGGTGGCGAGCCAAGATGTCAACCACTTTCGCGCTCGACTTCTTTACCCATCCAAAACCCAAAACTGCGGACTGCACTTGATGCCACTTCCTCTCCACTGTGGGGATCACTCGCAAAGCGCGCTGAACCAACTTGGCTATGTCCAAATAAATCGGGACACCACCAGTGGAAACCCAGTGACTCACTCGCGCGAACCACCCGGACAGCCGCTCCCAAAGAGCCTCACCCCACTTCCTCACCGCTCTAATCCCCTCCAAAAGGAAAGACAGACGTGAGGTCGCACCCATCAAAGACACGACGGGTTCCGAGATTGTTGGACCCACCCCCAGGCGACTTTCGAACTCGCGCTGGCGATAGGCTTTTGCCACGTCGGCTGGCGACGCGACCACACACCCAGGGTCAAAAAACCTCTGTTCCATACCGAGTGCCAGTGCGTAAGTACGCATACGAGCCTCGCGGAAAACCGGACCCAGAAAATCCAGTTGTGTGCGTTGTGAGAGAGTCAGGCTACGGCCATAGATCCCTTCGCAATCACGATAAAAATTGCGAACAGAAGAATCCAGCGTACGATCAACGCCTATAGCTCTGTCTCTCAGGTCCGAAAGTATACTGGGAATAATCCCATCGTCAACATACCCACGACGGGGCACAGACTCCAATTCACTCTCGGCACCTTCAGGCGCAATCGTGAAGTTGATGGACAACACGACGCGGAAACCAACCCGTCCCTCGACGTGGGTGGTCATGAGCACTCGGGTTCCCGTCTTGCTTGAGAAACAATAACGAGTGTGCTCCAGAAAGGCATCAGCCTTCCAGGGATGCGTATAACGGCTGTCAGTCCCATACGGCCCGACCGCTGAGTACCATGTAACAATACCGTCACGCTTATATCCGACTCCTTCGATGAGATCTAAGGCCTTCTCGGCAGGCACTTTGACCTCCTTTTCTTTTTCCTCAAACACAGGAGCGCGTTTCACGCCGGGAGATTTGAACATCGAGCAATGTTTCTCGTACTTCTCATCCAGCTCCTTCCCAACCAACTCCTTCTTTCGCAAAACATGGCATTTCTTACCATTCACGACGGCTGACTCCTTGGTAGCAAACTCTTCACGAGTCCATGGAGTCCCTCCAGGGAACTTGGCAGGGAGCGCGAACTCCTTGACTATCTGAGCACCACTTTCATCCAAGACAGGAACCTTGGTTACTTCCACTCGGGTGTGAGCTTCGACTGCGGGCACCAAATAACGATCCAGGAACACACATTCCCCCTCGCCACGAAAATCCATGAACGAGAGCAGCACGTTGACGCCCCCCTTTTTGAAGTCCGGCTTCATCTCCAACTGATACGTATCAAAAAAGGTATCCGGGGTGTACCAATAGATCGCATCATTGCTGATGTAAAGCGTGTTCGGAACTTTGGGGTCCTCATCAATCACCTTGCGGTTAGCCAATTGATCATGGCCATACTGCTTTGGGCGGGTCCGATAGACGGTCTGGTCCTTGCGACAGGCTGACTTCAAAAGCATCACCTCTGCATCGCGGTAGTCGAGCACAACCAAATGGCTGGCTTTTCGGAAAAGGGGCAGGCTCGATTCAAGAATCAAAACTCCTGCCCGCGTCCCAGCTCCAATCACATGGTCGCTGCGACGGGATGCCCCGACACTGGTCGGAACACCCAAGGATTCGAGGACGCGCCTTGGCACGCGATCCTCTAATCGGAGTGGCACAGTGAGTGCCACATCCCCAGCCGCCTGGTGGGCGGTCTGCTCCTGGCTCTTGCCAGGCGAAGGCGAACGGTTGCCCGCCTTCTCGCCCTTACGAGGGGCTCTCTTCGTTTGGACCTTAGTCCAAGTGTTGTTATCGTTTTTGACTGAAGTCATAGCGATGCTGCCTAGTTGTGGGTATCCG